GACGACTTCTAATCAATGCTAGAATGTCTTCTGCACTTTTACCACCTTCAGTAGCTGCCGGAGCAGGTGCTGGTTCAGGTGCTGCAGGAGCTGCCTCTACAGGTGCTGCTGCTTGTGGAGTTGGAGTAGGTGCTGCTGTTGGTACTGCAGCCGGGGACTGTGCTGCACCTTTTGGAGCCTCTACACCATATGGACGATAGTATTGTCCAAAACGCTCAACGTCATATGCTTGTCCGTCTACACTTGCTTCAAACATTTCTTTGAGAACATTAATCTCAACTTCAGTTGGACGCTTGGGTAGGAAATCAGACAAGGTGTGTAAACCATGTGTGTCAATAGCCGCACGTTGTACTTCAGTAAGTGCAGTCTCTTTACGAGCCCACTTTGATGTGCTGTAGTCAGCATATTGACCTTTGGTTGTTTTAGTGATACGGAAATCAAGCCCCATATCATAATCTGTGGGAAGTTCTTGGATATCCGGATCCATCAGTGCATCTTTGATAAGTGTAAAGATGCTTGGTGAAATAACAAACCTACGAATAGGATTCTCAGGTGTGGTATCATCAGTTAGTGGATTTTCGTTTACAAATCCTTGGAAGATGTAGCTACGCTTCTTCCAATACTTGCGACCCATTTCTTCAAGTGAGCTATCTTTAAACCAAGTGCGAACTTCGCTTAGAATTGGACAAGTTTCGTTCCACATTTCTACACATGGAACCTGCACAACAACAGGTTTGCTGTTCATGTCGCCTTTGATGCCATTGAACGGAAGACGAATCATAAGTCGTTCTGCCCAAAAGAATGTGTTGTTGGGATCTGCATCCGGAAGGAAACGTACTGCAGTAGTACTGCCTTCTGGGATATTCCAATGTGGGAAAATTGCGTTGTCGCCGCCGCCTGTACGCTCAGTGCGTGATTCTTGTTGTTTGAGCTTTGCTCGGATTTCTGCTAAAGATGCCATGTTGTTTTCTCCTATGTGCCTATATTAGCCTATGTTAAGTTTTAGTATGTGCCTAAATCGCATACTGATAACAGTATATGATAATGTATTTATCAAGTCAATATCTTTATTGTGATTTTTCTGAAAAAAAATAGGACCTGTGAGTCCTATTTTGCTAGTGCTATTCGTGTTCTTATATCAAGACATTTTGCTTCTAATGGTGTTTGTGGCATTGTTGGAATGTAAATACTTGCTTCGTATGCTGCTACACTATAGCTGACAACAGTTACTATAACAACAATAGCTGTGATCAGTATCAGTCCTAGTGCCACTTATTTTGAAAGGTCTTGCAGTTTACGCATTTCACGAGCAACAATACTGCGTGGTGTAATTTGATAGCCTGCTTCGCCTTCTCTAATGCCATGGTTTGATTTTGCGCCTGACCCTACGCCTGCCATTGCTTTCATCTTTGCAATCATGTCTGATGCTTCATCTACTTCCTGGACTTCTTCAAACTGTACTGATTCATCCATTTCACTTCGGATACTATCAATATCGCTGTCTTTTACCATTGGATGCATCTTTTTGATTTCTTCATTACTAGCGCCGTCTGCAATCATCTCACCAATGTGTTGATTTAGATCACTCATAGCACCTTCTTTAACCTGCTCAAGTTGTTTAGACATCGCTGTGGCAGTTTTAGACTTTTCCATAGCATCTTTGTCCTGCCTACTTAATGCATGCATTGCTTTAGTATGCTGCCTAGCTGCATCTTTATGATCTTGGAGAGCTTTTTCGTTGCCTTCTTCTTTAGCAACAGTTGCTTTATCAACATGAAACCCTTCCATTTCTTTATGATGATTCATAGTATCTTCAAATTGATCATCTGATAGTTCTTCGTTAACACCATCATCTTCTTTTACTTTATACTTTTTGCCGTCAACTTCAAACTCATCTTTGCCGTCTTTTTTAGCTTGCGCTAGTGCAGCGGTAAATTCATTGCCTTCGTTTGGCTCTTCGTCTAGTACACTTTCAACTGCACTTTCAAACTCATCCCAGCTTTCAACTTTCTTGTCTTTGCCGTAGAGATCTTTTTTAGCTTTTGGTTGTTGTATTTCAACTTCGCCTTTAAGATATTTCATTGCAATTGCAAAAGCAACTGATTTGTCAGACTTATTATCCATGTCTAATCTTGTGAGTCCACCTGCTAAACTATCATCAGTTAATCTATTAGCCAGTTCAACCATAATACGTTGTACCATTGCAGCATTACGCTTTGGCACTGGCATGTTACTATTCTTTAAAAACTGCTGATATGTGCGCAACTCAGCATCGCTTTCTTCATTTGGAAATAAACGCAAAGGATCGTCACTAGCAGCAAATTGCTTTAGGCTTTGTGCTTCGCTGCCCATGCGTTCTTCTTCATCTTCCATGCGTTTTTGCTTGCCCATTTTACTTGCCTTTCCAACATTAGTTAAAGTGTCTGTTAAGCTATCATCAAATACTTCACGTGTGAGTTTGATCTTAAGATCTTCTAAATCGTTTTCATCTACTTCAATTTGATCTGGTGACCAGTTTTCAAAGTAGTTTTCATAGCCAGTTTGTTTTTTCATACCTTCAAGTGTATTTTTTAAACCATAGTATCTGTCTGTGGCATCGCCAATAATTTCTTTAGCATCTTCGGTGTACTCTATACGCTTGGTTTTGCGGCTAAATGTGCGTAGGTCCATCATTTCTTTCATGATGTCAAGTATGTGTGTGCCACGTTCATCGTTAGGATACCCACCATTGCTGATGTGTCTTGTCATTGCTCTTGCTGCTGGCAAGTATGTGTTGGGAAATTTAAAACGTTCGCCTTGATCGTTCTCAATATATACTGCATCAATGTTTCTACTGCGAGCACCGCGTTTCTCTTCATCTACTGTGCGGGCATGTTTAACAATCATCTTTGCTCCGTTTAGGTCTTGGTAGCTTTTTTTCTTTCCACCATACATCTTGCTTTCCATGGCTATTTCTTCCTGTTGTCCGCTATTTTTTACCAAATACTCAAAATCTTTACGATTTAATCTTTGCTTATCGACATTTTTAACTTCAAAGTTTAACATATTTGCATGTGAATACTTACGCATGTTACGCAACCAAGCATACCAATTGTCGCTTTGCTCACTGTCCATCTCACTGATCATGTCATTGTTAAAATAAATTTTAATACTATCATCTTGTAAATTTAAAACAACATTGCCACGGTCTTTGTAATCAAACTCAAAGAATGCACCTTTGTCACTGTCTAGTGTGACATTACCATCTTTATCTCCAATGGTAACATTACTAAACCGTGTTCTAATTTTATCAAATATTTCTTTGCTTATCTGGCTCATAGTAATGTATTTATACTTTCTATAACATTATAAATGGCATAGGTTGATCATAGTCATCACTGCCATCACGCAAACTTGTTTCTAGTTCTGGCACATAGTTTTTAAGTTCATTTGCAATGCGCAATGCCAGTATGGTACTCATCACAAGATCATCAGTTTCGCCCTGCTTGGCAGCATAACTTCCGCCTGATGCAATAAAGTTTTTAAGTTCACTTATCAATGGTTTACTACGAATATGCAGTTTGTTTGACTCTACTAGAGTTTTAAGTTTAGCGCAACTGCTGAGTTTTACTCTGTTTGTAGTGTTGAATCCTTTGCGAAACGCTCTTACATTGCCTGCACGTTTAGGTTCACTGAGAAAAATACCTGGTATGTTCTCTTCTCCTACATCAGCAATGCTGATCAATGCTGCTTCACCTATACTGTTGTTTTCTACACTGTAGTATATGTTGGTCATGTCAACTTTTGTCTCTTCTGCAATGTATTCACATATGGCTTTGAGTATTTGTATCTGTTGTGGTATTGGTGTTTTGTTGTGTCGCCATTCAGCTACTTGTTCCATACTAGGGATTTCAAATACTTGTATGGCTGCTGGATCACCTCCTGTGCCTAGACTAGGATCTAGTGCTATAATGTATGTGTGTTTTGTATGAGGTTTCTTATACCAACGAACTGTTCCTTGTTTACTGATAGGATCAACGCCTTCCATTGTGGCAAGATACATGCTGTTGATGAGTGTTTCTTCCCATATAATAGGCTCACACTCATGTTCACGCATGAATCTATCAGGCCCAACACTATGACGTTCTTGTTCTGCCCACACATCATCTCTTTCAGGATGTCTATTCCATTTGGCAATGTATGCCTTAAAACCGTTTATGCCACGTTCTGTTTCATTGCCATGTGCATCCATGGTTTTGTTTGCTGCTTTCCAAATCATCCAGAACTGGTCATCGTCGCTGTTTGGTGTACTTGTGATTATAGCCTTACCACCTGTTGCTAGTGTAGGACTAATACTAGTCCAAAACTCACGGGCAATTGTATTACGGACAAATGCAAACTCATCGCAGTACAGTAGTGTAATACTCATACCACGTCCTGTTGTTTCTGTTGTTGTGGTGCTTACAATGCGTGATCCATTTTCAAAGTCTATACTGCCCTTGTTGTAACTTACAACACCTGCTCTGATGTGATCTGGACACAGTTCATATGCATAGCGTATTCGTTGCATGATTTCTTGCGCACCAGCAAACTTGTGTGCTGCAATCAGTATAGTGCTGTCGGGCTTAAACATTGCATACCATAATAGATATCCAGCGGCTGTTGTAGTTTTGCCCATTTGTCTACCCAGCAGGTTAATGCTGAATCTATTGTTGTGATACACATCTATTAGTTCGTTTTGAAAATCAAAAGGCTGGTATAACAGTCTACCTCTAACAGGATGCTGGATGTAAAAATAGTTTTCAAGAAAATAACTATGGCCAGTTTCAGGATCAGCACATGAAGCAAATTGTTGTATTTCTTCGTGTGTAAACGTTTGACGACGATTAGCTTGTTTAACAAGCACACCTTCTAAGTTTTTACTCATCTAGGTTACCTTTAGCTGTACTGGCTTTGGGCCAGTACTTAGTTTAATTATTTTACTAGCAAGATCAAAACTATCACGCAACTGTTCAAATAGTACACGGTTTAATCCTTGTGCTGCAATGTCGTAACTGCTTATACCAATACTAGTATAATAGTTTTTATTAAGACCATATCTCTTACCCATGTTTGGAAAAACTCCTACTACAAACAAACATGCATCTGCTAGTTCTTTTGCACTCAAATGCTTAGGATTTTTCAATGACATGTATGCTTCCGCAAAACTGTCTTTGGGTAGAAAGTGAGGACGGTCAATAAAACTTCCAAGCAGTATAGCAATATACGCTTGTAAATCTTCAGGCAGCTCATAGCCCATTTGGTGTTGCGTCTCTAGGATACATTCTCGAAACACCTGAGTGTATTCATCTTTAATGTACATACAAATATTTAGTCAGAAAAATAGGCACTGTGTAATTACAGTGCCTATTGTTTTTATTGTTTTTCTTGTAGTGTTTCTTCAGCAACCTGAGTCATATAACGCTTGTACATACCTTCAAAAGTCAACTTGTCATCTTCTTCGATGTCAGTTGGCTCTTGATCCATTGGGTTGTCACCACCAGCGGCTGCAGCATATGCTTTTTTAGGACCATTAAGTCCACCGCTTAGACCAATCATTTGATCTTCAACATCACTATACTCTTCTGCTGGCTCGTTAGCATACTCTTCAATCTGGTCTGCATAGTTTTCATAACCTGCAAGTTTCATTAGTTCAGCAAGTTCTTGTACAGGAACTTCAACTGTTGCTTCCTCTACTGATTCAGATTCTTCTACATGTTCTTCAAAATTTGCATCGTCATCACCGTAATCGCCATCTTCACCTGGATGATTCATATCGTTATGTCTACGGAAGTCTGCTACGAAATCTTTAATTTGGTCACCGCTTAGGTAACGTACTAACTCTGCAAATATAGGATGATCTGGATCACATCCTAGGTCATCACATAAGTCCATGATTGGATCAGCTGAAGCGCCTACTGCTTCTACCATTTCATCAACTAATACTTCTACCATGTCATCGCCATTACGCAATGCACCTTTTTTAACTTTTACGTTTTCTTTGCCGTATTTTGCTATTGCTTCTTCTGGAGACATACCAGTTTGTTTCCAACGCTTTTCATCTTCTGACTTGCTTTCATCAACTTCTTCATCATCTGCTTCTTTAGCAACAAATGCTTCTTCACTGAATTCATCTTCGGCAACTTCAACACTTTCTGTTACAAGAATGTTATTGGTACTCATACCAATTACACCACTTTGACCTGCAAGTTTAAGCATGCGTTCAAAGTCAGTAGCATCTTGGTCTACACTTTCAGAAACTTCCTCTTCGTGTACTTCTTCAACACTATCTTCTTCAACTGCTTCTTCTTCAGCAACTTCTTCTTCATTTGCAACTGCCATATCCATGTCGCCATCATTGTCAACATCAACCATAATCCAGTTGTCACCTTTTGGATCCTGACTGTCACAAGGACAATCTGTAGTTGGGTTGCCCAGCATGTCGCCACACTCTTTACATTTAAGTGTTTTAGGCATCATGTCTGCCTCGTCAATTGTTTCTTCTGTCTGTGTAACTTGTGATGCGGCAATAGCTGCTTGCATATCTTCGTTGTCATAAGTTCCAACAATTTCTTTAAGTTTTGCTAGTACGTCTTGCATAATTTTATTCCTTCTTCGCGAATTCGTATTTGCGGGTTTCTAAACTTTTTAGCATGTTTTCGTTGTAAGCATCGCCAAATACTTCTTCAGTTTTAACATCAGCCGCATCTTTATAGTCCGCATCCTCTAATTTAGAAGTATACTCTTGGTCTCCTTTTAGAGCCTCTTCGCGAGCAATTTCTTCAGGATGGTTTTTGTTAATAACAACAAGGTGTGGTGCTTCGCAGCAGCCATTTTGTGTTAGATACTCATACAATTGATGAGCAGTTACAGGATAGTTAACCTCTGCATCCATGATGTGTACTTCACTGTTATTCAGTGTCTGGAAGTCCATTGGATGCTCCTGGATAGGAGTTTTCTTAGGCTTACTTAAACTTTTTAGTTCGTACTTTTCAAGTGCAGTTTCTAATGCATCAACACGGTTGCTGTCTACATCACCTGCAATCTTAATACGAAAGCTATAGGTTTTTTCACTTTCTGTTAAATAACTTCTAAAACTTTTCATTGTTGTTACTTCCTTACAGAGTATTTATACTTTAAGTACTACTTTTTATCTAGTATGCTTGCTAACAACGTATTACGATCAAGAACAACACCTTCGCCATCAGTGCTGACTTCTCCGTTGCTTTGTTGTTCTTTGGCAATTCTTGCATCCATGTTGGCTTTTTTGAGTTGTAGATCTACCATCTTTAGTTTCTTGTTTACTTTGTGTGCTTTTGCACTCAGTGCAGTATCTAACATCCTAGCAGCATTACCAAATATTT